CGTTTTCGGGGTATCACCGACAGAGGCAACAAAACCTGTTTAGGCTGGTCACCTACCGAGAAAGTAGGTCACTATGACACTCATCAGCAAACTTGCAATATCGCTATTTATTAGCGTCACGTCAATATTTATTTTGACACCGCCGCCTGCCCCAACAGCCGACGATCTAGCAGTCAGACAACCCGAGGTATTTGAGGGTTACGGCCGACCAGTTGACATACCTAGCACTACTAGCACCGTGCCCGTAACTACGCCTATAACGCAACCTGACGCGTGTCAGACCGTGTTTGACATGGCTCGACACGTCGGCTGGGCAGAACAAGACCTGACGCAACTTGTTGCAATCGCTTACCGCGAAAGCCGTTGCAACCCTGCAGCGTTTAACCCGACCGACCCGAACGGCGGCTCAGCCGGGGTTATGCAGATTAACTATTTTTGGTGCAAACCGTCGTCGTACTACGCCAACGGCTATTTGCAGGCATATGGCCTGTTACGCACGTGCGACGACCTGTTTGACTTAGAGGACAATTTGCGTAGCGCATTAGCAATCTTTAGATACTCGAATGGCTGGCGTGCATGGTCACTCTAAAACACCTGTTTTTAGCGTCAGTCTTGACGGCGTACACCTACCTGATAATGTCAGTCACCAACAAACGAAAGGCAAGAGATGACCGAGAACATCAAAGCAGAAATTGAAGTAATAAACAGATTGAGCAAAGTCGCTCGACAGCGTTACGGCGATAATGCCGTTGAAGCATTAGTTGGCGCGTTGTCAACAGTTTGCACCGCAAAACAATTAAAAGCATTGTTGAACGGGTGGTCGTCAAATGTCTAATGATTTTATTAACGACCCACAATTTCAAGCGCTTAAACACGTCATGGAACAGATTACGCAAAACAAAGTGCCAGTACGTCAGCCTTGGGAGTTGGCAGCGCGTAGCACGTTACGAGCAATCCAGCACGAGATTGACGACCGCAACGTACTTGACGACGCAGAACTGATTGACGTACTGAATCAAACACGCATTGAGATTAAATATTTGTTGAGCATCATTACCGATCTTGACGAGCGTGTTAAAGAACGTGATGCAGAGGTAAGCCGACTTGAGAGGTGGGCGCACCGTGCTAACTAAACATGAGCGTCACCGTATGCGTGTTGCAATGGTTGAGAGTCAAGCCAGCGCAAACGCTAAATGGACACCGCAACAACAAATGCAGGTAGATAACGCGATACGCAAAATGGCGCGTATGTTGCCACGCTTTACAGCCGACCAGGTTTGGTACGAGTTAGGCGCGTCATTCCCGGTTACTAAAGGCATGACCGCTCGACTATTGGTAGCGCAACGTAACGGCGTTATAAAAAACACGGGCGAGATTACGTTTGCTGAGCGTGGCGGCGAACACGATCACGCGCAACGCCTAACAATATGGCAATCACTATGACACGGTTTTACGAGCAAAATTGGTACGACGTGTTAGAGGTATTTATTGAACACCCAATGACAAAGGCTTACGAAGCAGCGCAATATGCAACAAAGTTAAATAAATACGAATTTACGGCAATCGTTACAGGTTTGTGTGCGCGCAAATTGTTACAAAAATTTAAGGTGAGCAATCACTACAACGGCAAAAGTTATTACTACCCAACAGCGCTTGGGCAACTTGCTTATATTCAAGCAACAGATTTAACGGATTTACTATGACAGGTTTTAATCTTGACAATTACGTTGACGTACCTACACGTTTAGGCATGGCACTAAAAAAATATCCCGATCTACGCATTCAAGAAACACACCGCGAGATCATAGAGATGCCTGACAAGTCATGCTTTATACGTTGCACCGTGACCGTGTGGCGCGATCAAGCCGACCCGATACCTGCAGTTGCGTCAGCGTGCGAAATATACCCCGGTCGTACGCCGTACACAAAGATGAGCGAGAACGAGGTTGGGTTTACGAGCGCGCTGGGTCGAGCGCTCGGCTACATGGGTTTTGGTATTAACAAAAGCATTGCGTCACGTAATGAGGTTGAGGCAGCGCAATCACGGCAACCTACAGGCCGTCTAGCGCCAGTCGTACCTATGCATGACGTTGAGATGCCATTCCCCGACGCACCGGTACAGGAATATGCAACGCCTAAACAGTTGGGCATGATGCGTGCGCTGGCTAATGGGCAGAACATTGCTCAAGACAAGTTAAAAGAGTATTGCAGCAACGTGCTTGGCCGTCAGATAAACACAACAGGCGATCTAACTAAACGTGATGTCAGTCGAGTGATTGACGCGCTAAAACTAGGTGAGCCACAATGAGCGACGTTGAGCAACTTAAACAGATAATGCAGGCGTTTACGATCGTGCAAGCAATGACCGATTTCTTAGGCAAAGATGATGTAGAACAGCATTTGCGTTGGGCAGCCAAAAACTATGCCGAACGCATTTACACGCAAAGCATTCCAAACAATTAAATAACGGGCATGACCTAAGCCAGTTGCATGGCGGTTGGTAACACACGGCAACGTGGGTAGATGATGCGCGTGGTAACACGTGGTCAAGCAAATGCGCTAAAGAGTTAGGGTGTCGAGTGAAGGCAGACGACGGGGGGCTTAGCGCACTAGGTCTTACACACAACATAGATTGACATACCACAAACAAACAACAGACATAAGGTTGACAACATGGTTAGCGTTCACAAACTGAGAGCAAGCGCGATAGCGCGCGCTAGTGCATTATGAGCAGAGCACACGACCACGCCGACTACCAACGCAACCGACCAGTCGTACTACGCGAACAGCCAACCTGCACCGTCTGCAACCGGCAACCCTCGACACAAGTTGACCACATCATTCCAGTAGATGCAGGTGGCGGCCACGAGTTAGAAAATTTACGTGGCATATGTTTCAAATGCAACAACACATTGGGTCATCGCTACGTAACACAACGAAACGAAATGCGACAAACAATACGAGCAGAAGCCATGAGACAAAACGGAATACGCGAAACTGATAAACGGTTTTTTACTGAGAAAAAATTATTCACCCCGACCCAACTCAGGATTATCTCAGATGACCCTAATCAGCCTGAACCAGCGGTGACTGGCCGAGATCAGCCTCGACTGGAAACGGTGTGGCCTGATGCAAGCGGTTCGTTTGGGGCTGAGGTGGGGGGCTGGGCTTTACAGCACCTTGGCATGGAGTTGATGCCGTGGCAGCAAAGAGTTCTTGACGGTCAGTTGTTGTTTGACGGCGACGGGGATTTTTTGCATCGTATGTCAATGGTCAGCACGGCTAGACAGAACGGTAAGACGGTTGCGTTGACAGCGCTTGTCGGCTGGTGGCTGACTGAGATGCCTAAGCACCGGGGGCTACCGCAAACCGTGCTATCTACCGCCCACCGTCTTGACCTCGCCGTAATGCTCTACGACAAACTTGCCGACATTCTCGAGTTGCGGTTCGGTGCAAAACTTATGCGGTCTTATGGCCGTAATCAGGTCACTATGCCTGACGGGTCTAAATGGTTTATTCGTGCAGCCAACTCAAGTGTCGGTCACGGTATGTCTTGCGACCTGATCGTGGCCGACGAAATTTGGGATATTGGCTCAACAGTTATTGACGGCGGTTTACTACCAGCCCAGCGCGCTCGACGTTCGCCATTGTTGTCGGCGTGGTCAACGGCTGGCACAGAGGCAAGTACGGCAATGCAACGTTGGCGCGAACAGGGGTTGCGATCTATTGACCGTGCTGAGCCGTCATCGTTGTACTTTGCGGAGTGGTCGCCACCGCCTGACATATCGCCTATGGACAGTCGCGCGTGGGGTTGGGCTAACCCAGCGCTAGGCAAAACCTTGACCCTAAAAACGATTGAGGCCGAGAGCGAAAACCCTGACCGTGCATCATTTTTGCGTGCGTCATGCAACCTTTGGGTTGCGTCAGACAAGTCATGGATTCAGCCGGGTTTGTGGCCTGAACTTGAGTACACCGACCCGATGCCTGACGGCGGCACAGTCGCCATAGAAACCAGTCTCACCGACGACCGATATTTTGCCACTCGAGCCGTTGTGCTTGACGATCGCCGCACGGTTGTGACCGTTGAGTTTGTTTGCGACACATACGACGAAATGTTGCAACACGTTGAGCGTCTAGCCAAAAACACGGCAATCAAATTTGCGATCTCACCGTCAATAGATATTCATTGGCCGTTAGCGCTTGAGCGTCGGCGTGCGATCGTTGGCTATGGCGAGATACTTAAATTCACGCCCCGCATCAAGTCAATGATCCACGAAAAACTGTTGTGGCATACAGGCGAAAATATGTTGGCTGAACACGTACAACGCGCCGTTGCAGTACGGTCACAAAACAGCATCGCACTATCTAGCCAGCGATCACCCGGCCCAATCGAGTTAGCACGTTGTTTAGTTTGGTGCGCCGCACTTGCCAGCCGACCTACCGCAACAGGTAAACCTATGATCGTTGTCGCTAATCGCTAGTATGCAAAACGGGTGGCCGTCGTTTACCTATGCTTTCTCGGTTACGTTTGCGGCGGTCACCTATACACAACGCGCAAATGGTTTGGTGGCATACTTAGGCAATGGCAATCTTTAACAGGTCAATAAAAAAAGCGGCTATCTCACCGCAACCAACTAAAGCAGCCGCAGCAGGTGGCACGTTTTACCAAAACAACAACGCAGGCGCACAACTGGTCGGTCAATATTATTCGTACGTTGAAGGCACGGCACGTAATCGTGCAATGAGTGTGCCGACAATTAGTCGAGCGCGCGATCTCATGGCCAGCGTCATCGGTTGCATGAACTTAAAGATGTACAACGAAATTTGGAACGGCAACGAAATGGAAAAGTTGCCGTTAGCGCCGCGCACTTGGTTGCGACGCATAGACCCAACTCTGCCAAATAATTTTATTATGTCATGGACATTTGACGATCTTTTCTTTTTTGGTCGCGCGTTTTGGTACATCACGTCACGCACCGCTGACGGCTACCCAGCGTCGTACACTCGACTACCTGCAGCAATGGTGCAAACACTTGATCAGGCTGGGCCAGTTTGGTTTGCACCGTCAAAAGACATTGTGTTTAACGGTGGCGGTTTAGACCCGAACGACGTTGTGCAATTTTTGTCGCCAATTCAAGGCATTATTTACATGAGCGAAACAGCCGTCGCTACAGCGCTAAAACTTGAAGGCGCACGCTACCGCAACTCGAGCAGCGCAATTCCGGCTGGCATCCTTTCTCAAACAGGTGGCGAGCCTTTGAGCGCTCAAGAGTTAGCCGATCTTGCAGCGGCGTTTAATGCGGCGCGTGAAACTAATCAAACTGCAGCGTTAAACGAATTTGTAAAATACACCGAAACTGCTACTAGCCCTGACAAAATGTTGTTAATTGACAGCGCTGAATTTCAAGGAAAAGAACTCGCTCGTTTGTGCAATATTCCTATGTACTTAGCAGGATTTGATGTTGGCTCGTACGCTTATACGAGCAGCGCCGAAGCACGCATGGATTTGTGGACATTTGGCGTGCGCGCTTACGCAGATTGCATTGCTGGCACACTTAGCCAAAACAACATATTGCCGAACGGAACATATGTCGAATTTGACGTACAACAATATTTGTCGGGCGAATATGCAATGGGCGACTATGACAACACCGAAACAAACGAAAGAGTAGTATCACCAACATGATCCGATTAACCCCTTCACAGATCACGGTTGATGCAGCGGCGGCAGAGGGCTTGCCGTCGCGCTCAATCTCAGGCGTAGCCGTCACATACAACGAAACAGCGACCGTCAATGACGGCACTAGGGTACGATTTTTGCAAGGGTCGTTGCCAGTCACGGGGCGCGACCCGAAACTGTTTATGCAGCACGACAGCAATCAGATTGTCGGCAAAGTAGTTGAGCGTGTGGACACGCCACAGGGCATGATGTTTACAGCCAAAATTAGCGCCACTCGACTAGGCGATGAAGCTTTAACGCTGGCAAACGACGGCGTTATTGACGCAGTATCGGTAGGCGTAACCCCAACAAAATTCAGTTACGACGAGGAAGGCGTGATGATCGTAGAGGCGGCCACGTGGCAGGAATTGTCGCTGGTCAGCGAAGGCGCGTTTAACGGTGCAGTCATTACCGAGGTAGCGGCCAGCGCACCCGACGAGGTAGCCGAAGGTATCCCCGAAACCGAATTGACAAGTGCTATACAATCAGAACAAGACACAACAAAGGACAATGACATGACCGACAAAAACGAAACAGCAGTAGTCGAGGCAGCGCAAGCAACCACAGAAAAATTGTGGGCGCAACCTGCACGCAAATTTAATTTGCCAACACCCGGCGAATACATGGCAGCAATGCACATCGGCGGCACAACATTTGAAAACGTTGCACGCGCGACACAAGAGTTTGTTAAGTCAAAGCAATCAGCGTTGCAAGCAGCGGCGGGCGATATTGCAACGACGGATACACCCGGTCTCTTGCCAGTTCCAGTTCTTGGGCCAGTTTTTCAAGACCTTAACTTTATTCGACCAGTTGTCGCAGCAGTCGGTGCGCGTGCAATGCCAAACGGTGGTGCGTCAAAAACATTTATTCGCCCAACGATTACTACGCACACATCAGTTGCAGCGCAATCAAGTGAATTTGCTGCAGCGTCAGCAACCACAATGGTTATTGCTAGCAACACCGTCAGTAAAACAACTTTGGCTGGACAAGTAACTTTGTCAATTCAAGACGTTGACTTCACCGACCCAGCATCGCTCAACATCATTCTTAATGACCTTGTTGGCGAATACATGATTGCATCAGACAACGTTGCAGCAGATGCAATTACTGCTGGTGCGTCGGCCTCAGGTTCGACATGGACAGTTACAGCAAACGACCCGTCATCGCTAATTTCAGCAATGTACGACGCAGCAACTGACATTCTGACCGCAACAAACTTTTTACCTGATCACGTGTTTGTATCACCTGACGTATGGAAAAAACTTGGCTCACAGTTAGACAATGACAAACGACCAATTTTCCCATACACAGCAACCGCTGGACTTATGGGCGTAAACGGTATTGGTACAGCAAACATCACAGTCCAAAACACTTTCAACCCGTTTGGTCTTAATTTAGTTGTTGACAACAACTTTGCTGCAGGCTCATTGTTTGTAGCACGCGGTACAGCAATCGAGTTTTATGAACAAGTACGCGGCCTAATGTCAGTCGAGTTGCCGTCAACACTTGGTCGTAACTTTTCGTACGCAGGTTACGTATCAACGTTTATTGCAGACGCAGACCAAGTCAAATACATCGTCGTTAGTTGATCGGGTAGCGGATAAACCGCTATGGCAACATA